AAGCACTGCCCACGCATTGATTCAGGTGAGACACTGCGATTGCGAATCACGTTGGATTTGAACAAGTTAAAGTTGTCCTGCACCAACTCCTGAAGGGACGCGGCTTGTGCGGCGGTAAGCGAAGGTCCAGACATGGCCCCCTTTAAATCGCCTTCGGTGTTTGTGATTGGTGCCCACTCCAAGCCCTCATCAGCCCACATTGCAGACTGATCAACCCACGGAATGATAGCTCCAATGCTGCCAAGCGTAGCACTAGGCGATGCCCAGATTTCCCGAGCACTGCACGCAATATTGTACGCGGCGCTGCAAGCCATTCCATCAGTCCAAGCCAGCGTCGGAATTTTAGCGGAGATTCCCTGAAGCATGTCGGCCACCTCACTGTTTCCAGTGCAGGCCCCACCGGGCGAGTCGATCTCGAGCCAGATGCCGCGCACGTTGGCCTTGACGGCATCTTCCAGTTCGTCCTCAACGTCTTCGTAGTCGGTGGCACCGCAGCATTTTTCGATCTCCGAAATGCCTTTTGCCAGCGTGCCGCAGATGTGAATGTGCGCGATGCCGTTTGGGTCGATCTCCATCGGCTCACGAGGATTCATAAACGCGCTCATGTCCATTTCTCCGTCGTCGCCATTGGAGCGAGCAATGCGAGATTTGATGAGACGGTCTATCACCTGAAACCCACCTGCGGTGATGAACCAGGGCTCGTGGTAAACTCGGGAGAGAATGCGGGAAAAGCTCATAAATTAGGGAGTCGGCACCATGTCCTGAGGTTGGCCGTTGGGAGTAAGAATGCCGAAAACCGAGCGCGGCAATCCTGAGCGTTCCATGCGCTTACGGATTTCGATCTCTTCTTTTTCAACCTCATCAAGGTGTTGGTCCAGAGTCATCCCCCCGGCGCTCAGAATGTCCGTCATGGAACGCATTCCAGCCCGATAGGCTTCGATGGCATCACGGGAAGCATAGCCAGCATCGGCGGTGAGCAGTGGCGGTGCGCTAAAGCGGAACTGGTACGCTCCACCTCTGGCGGCGTCAGAGCCGGTGTAGCGGGGCAGCAGGCCCATTTCAACGGCCCGGGCGATGGCGAACGCGCAGCGGCGTTTGCAGAATTGGGAGAGGTATTGGTGCCGGTCGGTAATGGAGCGGTTAGCCATTTCGAGCATTATCCGAGCGGACGCGCCGCCAAGCTTGCTCATGTCCCAGCCCAACTCAGGAGGCCATCCCATCGCCAGCAGTGCGTCACGGATGATGCGCTCCTGCAAACGGTCTTGCGCTTCTGAGGGGAAATTAGTCTCGAACGCCTTGATGCTTTCACCGGCGTTGGCGCGCATGTACTGCACCATGCCACCTTGCATCTGTTCCATGCGGATGTTGTTCGACTGATTAAACGACCCGTTGTCTGCCAGCGCGTAAGCTGGGTCGGCAGGATCAGCCATGCCTTGCTCGTTGTTGACAATGAAAGTTAGCTTTGCGTGAGAGTTTGCGGCAAAACGGATGTCATCTCCCAGTTCTTTTAGCGAGCGGAGGCCCATGATTGCAGGCGCAAGACCACTAATTCCGCGCACCTGTCCGATCTCGCGGTGATCGCGGGTCAGCATGGCGCTCTGAGCGGATACAATGCGGTCCTGATCCATCGTCTCGCCCAGAATTCGATACGCGATTGCGCGGCCTGCGCTGTTTAAAATCACGCCGTTGTCCTCACGGTAGCCAGCGTATGCGCCGTCTTTGATGACGAGCGGAATTGTCGAATCACGCGAGCCAATTTGGTGCCACGGGACGATCTGAAGCTGTGGAAATCCACTTTCGGATGTTGTGAGAATTGTGAGCGCATCACCGTCTCGGTCGATGGCTACAGACTCCAAAAACAAACCATCCCACCACGACATCCCGTCAACGTAGCAGATTTGAAACCAGTCATTTAGCCATGCCTCAGCCAGTGCGCCCCACTCTTTGTTTGCCCCTTGAAAAATAGGCTTCATTGCCTTTCCCACGGTCATCATTGCGCGGGAATCGATGGCATGATTTACAAGGCCAACATTCCAGTACATCTTCCGCGCCATCGAGTTTACCTGACGCCATTCGCCAAGTGGAACCTCTTTGGTGAAACTCTGAAGATGTTGCTGGTAAAACGGTTGCGTGCCCCATGCGCCGCCCTCGATTAGACGCTGACGACGATAGACTTGGTACTCTGACGATACCTTTGGCACGTCGGACTTGAAAAAAGATTTGAGCTTAGAAACCAGACTCATAAAAATCGAATTGAAGTCCGCGTGATCGGCTGGCAAATCCCTGCTTCTTTAAGGTCGATCGCCTGCTGCACGATTGTGAGCACCTCGGATGCGGTCATGCCGTTGGCAAAAGTAAAACTGGATCCGTTGACAGTTGAAGCTGCCAGATAGCCACCTTGCCCGGCCATCACCTTGTCCAAATTGGCGTCTCGCATGGCGCGCAATTCGGCAATGTCTCGGCTCATGAGAGCGCGTACTAGGTGCTTAGGACTCACACCATTAAGCAAAAAAGGCAGCGCCTTCCGTTGGGAACACGTCTGCCAGCACTTAGACTGCCACCGTCGCGGTAATTTGTCAATGATCCTTCAGAAGCCCCAACATCAGCGCGGCGGCTGTCGTCATCGCCTCGGTGTCCCACATGTGGTTGTCATGCCGGAGTTTAACGTATCGCAGTGTGATGGTCTTGGTCTTTTTGTCCACCACTTCCCGTTTGATCTCAGAGTTGATTTGTTTGATATATTCTGGCGACACATCTTTCGGATATTCCCAGATTGGTGATCCCTGAGCTCGGAGTTGAGATAATCGGTCTTTAACTTCTTCATTTGCCCAAAATATGTAACGGGCTCGCCCTCCCATTGGCGCGGCCGCTTCTTTGACTGGAGAATAGAATTTTTGAACGGTTTTTCCGTTATGAATATGAGAAAACGAATCTTTTCCAGAACCGTGCAAAGCCGTCCAATTAAATTTTACGCAATCATTGTACGTTAATCCAGTGTCGTACTGCGCGTCCATGAAAGTCAATTTATCTGGAACTTTCATCCGCTGTTGAAGTGCCCGTAAATTTTCACTGGTTAAAACTTTGCCAGCCCAAAGCAATCGGCTAGAGCCATCCATGCGGAATGCCCGGATGGTTGACCAAAAGTGGTCCCGCTGGCGGTCGATTGCCATCAGTCGTTTCACCTCGTTGTCTATCGGTTGCCCATCAATGTGGTCGGCCAGATAATAATCTCCCGCCGTCAGATTCATTTCGGGCGTTTCCTGTTCTGCTCTCCAAGAATGCGCTAGCCGTTTTTGAACAAACTGCCTTAGCGGGTCGGTCATCCCTCTGTGTTTGGACTCTTGAGCCTTTAGCCATTCGATAACCAAATCGGCCCATGGTATCCACCACACTGCCAGCGCGGACCATGTGAACGATGTATTGCCGTTGATCGGTTGATTGCCGTCCTGAACCTCATACCTGCCACGGTTAGACAGACTGCGCCGGCCATGCGCGGTGTCCAGCGTCGCGTGATCGCAGTGCGGGCATTGGTGCCGGACACTGGCGGCAACCCGTTGCCAGTCCCATTCGCCGGCCTCGGTTTTGGCCTCGTCATAACGGATCGAGTTCCAAAGATATTTATGCCACTGCCCACAGGATTCGCATTCCGCGCCCCACTCGTGCATGACACCGTCGGCGAACTCCACATCGAAATCCTCCCCGGCATTTCCAGCCTGCGAGCAAAGGATTGTTTTACGATTCCACCGATCGTGATGCCGTTTTTTAAGCTCCCCGATCATCCCCGCATCCCACCTCCAGCACTCGTCTCCGTAGCAGTAGCGCATGGATTTTTCCTGCAAACTGCTCAGGTTCGCGCCTGAGAGAAACATCGCCATGTGGGGAAACAGAATCGAAGTCTTCCGCTTTAAATGCCGGTCGCTTGGAAACAACTTTGCCACCGGCGGACAGGACTCAAGAATCGGTATCAGCCGGCTCTCGGCCCACTCCTTAGTCGTTTCGTCCGTTTGCCCAACCACAAGCATCGGCCCAGGCTGCTGTGCGATGATCCACGGCACCACCAGCTCTAGTAGTGTTGTTTTCCCGCCCCCGGTCGGAGCGCGGACCACGATCTGTTTTATTCGGTCATCCACCACCGAGCGGACGATATCGTTGAGCCATGGTGCGTTGCCTGCGTCAAACCGAGTGCTGCGGGCTGAGTGCGGTAGGCGGACGTTCTCGCTCAACCAGTCGAGCGGGTCGCCCTGGTAACTCGTAACGACGCCGGCGGCAAAACCCTCACTCAACGGATTCATTTAGCCTGGTACGGATGGTAGCCAGCATGAGGTCAATGCGGCTCTGTAGTTTGGGCCGAATCTCCACCTCGTCTTGTCCCGCAATCTGTCCCGGGAGGTCGTTAACCATGGCTGAGCATTCGGCAGAGAGAAGAGCTCCGATGGCAACGCCAGCCTCGCGAACTTCAACTTTTTTCATCAACTCGCCTCGGATTTGGGAGTTCATTATTTCAAGTCGCTCAACCTCCAACAAAGTTTTGCGAAGCTTTGCGTCTGAAACGGAGCCCACAGACTCCTTCCCTTTCTCAATCCGCCACTTGTCAACCTCTTCCAGCGTGCCGTCAATCGGACATCCATTTTTGCCCCACTTCAAAAATGCAACATGACTAATCCGAAAGTGTTTTGCCTTATCGCGGTACGACAGCGGCAATTCTTTTGCCGTCTCAAACGCCTCAACCTGTTGCTGTTCCCGCTTTGAGATGGTTTTCCCTGCCTTGAGTTTAGCAAGGATGTTTTTGACCTGAGCTTGTGTAACCTGTTCAGAGAGTTTCATTTAATGGAGCGCCGAGGTAGGTTCTGCCCCTCCCTCTCCCGCATGGATTGCGGGCACATCAGCTACAATGCTTTCGGCGCGTTTTGGATAAGGTTTGGAAAGTGGTAAAATTTTTTGCTTAATTTCTGCTGTAAGCGAATATAGATAAGTATGTTTTCCTAAAGTTTTTTTAGTTTGAAACCCTTTGTGATTTCCAAAAATTGAATCAACAGTTCGTTTGTGAACCCATTTGTTTTTGTAAAAAACTTTTTCTGATCCTTGGCTTTTTCCACTATAAATCCAATTTGTTGCTTGATAAATTCCACCATGATGCCCTTGTTCTGGATCTGCATACGATACAATCAATTGTATTTCTGGCGATTGTTTTTTTATCCACCGCAATGCAAGTCCTAAACTTTTTGAAATTGCAGTCTTGTGTGTTCTAAATGCAATCCTAACAAGCTCAATACATTGCGTTTGTTTTAACCCATAAGGTTCTCCGATTCTAAAATTTGCGCCTCTTCCAAAAATTACTACTCCAACAAACTTTCCATCTTCCCATGCTCCAACTTTTACAAGTTTCCCAACTGGCAATGATTTAGAATAATGCCAATTTTCACAGGCAAATTTAGATGATTCATGCGTCGCCCAGTCAATTTTAAGGATGGAATTCATGCATGCATTTAGGGCAAATTACGGGAGATTTTTCATCTAGTTTTCCTTGGTCATCCTCTGATCCTGGTTCAAAATTTTGGTCAAGAAACATATTTCCAAGTTCAGCCTCATTGAATCCAAGAATGTTGATATTAAAAACATGAATATCAGAAAGGTCTTTAAGTTCCAATTTAAGCATGTCTTCATCCCATCCAGAATTTAGCGCAAGCTTGTTATCCGCAATCACATACGCCCGCTTCTGCGTCTCCGTTAGCTGCGTCAGCCGGATGCAGGGAACCTCGCCCACGCCAAGCTTCCTAGCGGCGAGAACGCGCCCGTGGCCTGCAATAATGCCTGACTCTGCGTCAATCAAAACCGGGTTCGTAAACCCAAACTCTCGAATGCTGCCTGCTAATTGAGCCACCTGCTCGTCAGAATGGGTGCGCGAATTCTTGGCGTATGGGATCAGTTTTTCAATCCCGACCATTTCAATCTGGTTTTGGTAACCTTTATTTTTGGAACTACTCATAAGTTTGTGTAACAAGAGATATGGAC